AAGGGAAGGTATTGTATGAAGAAGTTTATCAATCATCACGCATCCATGATGGAGCTATATCTAGTTGGCTTATTTCTGAAGGAATAATCCCCCCAAATAAAGATTTAAACCCCCTAACAAAGAAAAATTACGCAGGAGGCTACCTATTTTGCCCTAAAACAGGCATTTATAATTATATGTTTGATGAAGATTTAACATCACTATATCCTTCAATTATTATGTCTCTTAACATAGGAAAAGAAACATATGTAGGTAGAGTATTAGATCTATTTGATGATAGAAATTGTAGACTTGGTTTAAACGACTTAGAAAATATTATGGCCCAAGACCCCGAAAAGACCTTTCCACTTGAAAATCTGCAACGTAAACAACAAAATATACCCGTTAAAGATATAGTTAATAAAATAAAAGATCATAATCTAACAGTTTCTGCAAATGGGGTAATGTTTAGAACAGATAAAAGATCAGTACTTGCTGTTATTCTTGATAAATGGTTTGATGAAAGGGTTATATATAAAAAAGCAATGAAAAAAGCTTACAAAAATGGAAATAAAAAAGAAGGTGAATTAAATCATCTTAAACAATATACTATGAAAATCTTATTGAACTCACTTTATGGAGCCACAGCATTACCTAGTTTTAGGTATGGTAGTGTTATTCTTAGTGAAGCTATAACTTTAAGTGGTCAAAGGATTATCCAAGAATCTGCTTTATTTGCTAATACCCATATGAATAAAGTATTACGAAATGAATTAAAATTAGAATTATAATGGCACTCACTCCACAATCAATCAGAAGTAATATTATCATTAAATTAAATGGTGAATATGTTAGAAAAGAAAAAATAATCGATCTAAGTAAAGATTGGAATGATAGACAAATTACTTTTTTTAAAAAAATGCTCCAACAAGGAGGAAAATTAAAGATATTAGGAAACCATTTTGATATAAGAATTCAAGAAACTATATTAACTTCTCGAGGGGAAAAAGATGGTGGGATAATTCAATCACCAGGACTAGACGATAGATTTTAATTTATGACCAATCAACAAGAAATACCGTGGTGGATTTGTAAAGAAGGAGATAAAAACCTTTGTACATATGTGGATACAGACTCTAATTACTTTCATGCTGAACCTATCTTAAAACACCTATACCCTAATTTTTCTGAATTGCCCCCAGAAGAACAAGATGATCTTCTAGAAAAGCTAGCTATAAAATACCAAGATCTTATCACAGAATATTATGATGAACTTGCTAAAGAAGCATTTAATGTCCAAAAACACCGCCTCGAAATGAAAACCGAGTGTACTATTCGTTCTGGTTTTTTTAGTGGTAAAAGGAGATATGCTCAATATATTACTAAAAAAGAAGGTATTAAGGTAGAAGATATAGATGTTAAAGGTCTTGATTTTATGAAATCTAATTTTCCACCCCTATTTAAAAAATTCTTTAATGGTATTCTCAATAAAATCCTATTTGGGGCCACTAGAAATGAAATAGACCAGGAAATTTTAGATTTTAAAAACAGTTTAAAAGAACTACCACTTGAATCATTAGGTAAACCTACAGGCGTAAAAGATATTAAAAAGTATATAGAACGTCCTCCCGGGGCGGGAAATATATTTACTACACTTAAAACAGGTACTCCAGTAAATGTTAAAGCAGCTATTCGTTATAATGATTTTCTTAAATTTAAAGGGATAGATAAACAACATTCCCAAATAGTACAAGGTGATAAAATTAAATGGGTTTATTTAAAAGATAACCCATATAAAATTGATACAATGGGTTTCTTAGATTTTGATTTTCCAGAGGGTGTTCGTACATTCGTGGAAACATATGTTGATAGAGATAAGGCATTTGATTCAATATTAAAAAATAAATTAGAATCATTCTACCAAGACTTAAGTTGGGGTAGTTTGACACTTAATACACACGTTAACAATTTCTTCTCGTTCCAATGACAGATAAAAGAATTATAGATAGTTTTATAGATAAATACCATTTAGGAGGTAATATAGAACGGATTAAATGGGTTTCAGATGATGAATCCCTTAGCGCTAACTTTATTAATGATTCACAAAATTTAGTTGGTAAAGTAGTTACTAAAAATTTTCAATTCCCTATAGGTGAATTTGGAATTTATAGTACTTCAACCTTAAGTAAATTATTAGGAATACTTGAAAATGAGGTAATGTTTGAAGTTCAAAAAGAGGGAGGTACTCCTTCTAAATTTATTATAGCTGATACTAATATGGATATTAAATTTAATTTAGCCGATCCACAAGTAATACCAAATGTCCCAGCTATTAATAAAACTGAAGGTAATATAGAAATTGAATTAGATGAAGAATTCACTACTAAATTTATTAAGGCAAAAGACGCTGTAGGTGAAGAAGTATTTTTTATATCTACCCAAGACGGATTTACTTCAAAAGAAGTAGTATTCACTATCGGGAATAAATCAACTAATTCGGTTTCATTTTCAATTGGTATAGAAGAGGATAGTCTCGGCATTGAACTAGATAATATCCCCTTTAATTCAGACTTAGTAAAAGAAATATTTAAACATAATAAACGTTTTGAATCAGGATTTATCCAAATAAACCCAAAAGGCTTAATGACTTTTGCATTTAAATTTGGAGATCTAGAAACTAATTATTACCTTGTACGCAATCAAAACCAGTAAAATTATATAAAAATGGAAAACACTCCAATTACACCCTTATCAGATCGTGTTTTAATTAAACCAATTGAGGAGGAAGAATCTACCTATGGGAATATTGTTGTTCCTGATATGGGTAAAGATAGACCAGATTTTGGAACGGTCCTTGCTATAGGACCTGGTCGTTATGACAATAATGGGAATTTAATCCCCACATGCTTAAAAATAGGCCAAAAAGTAATTATGCCTAAATATGGAGCAAATACAGTAGAACTTGAAGGTGAAGAATATGTTCTTGCCTCAGAATCAGAAATAT